AAGAGAATTGGGTTGACATAGCCAATAAAAGATCTGATGGATCTTATCCAAAATGTGGTAGAAGCGGTGGAGAGAAAAGAAAAAACTATCCTAAGTGCGTGCCCATAGCAAAAGCAAGAGCTATGTCAAAAGGTCAAAAAGCAAGTGCCGTTCGGCGTAAACAACAAGCTGGTAATCCTGGTGGTAAACCGACCATGGTAAAAACAATTGTCAAGAAGAAAACTCGCAGAAAAAATAAAAGATGATGTGATTGATTGGTCTAAGTATGTCTTAGAGCCAATGAATAAGCATTTAGGTTTTCCCGCATGTCCTTTTGCTGCTAAGTGGAGAAAAGACGGTAAGCTGAGAATAGAAGTAAGATCTGATAAATCTAAATATGAAAAGCATCTTACATCATTACTAAAAGATTGGAATAAAAAGAAACACGATATAATCATATTTTGTGATCCTTTTTGGGAACAATATACACCGGAACAATTTCAAGATAAGATAGATTTTTATAACAAGACATACAATCGCCGAGATGTCTATTTTATGGGTTTTCATCCTAGTAATCCTGCTTCAGTTGAAGAACAAGAGTTTTTAGTAGAACCGACAGATGATTGTAAATATGAGACTGACTTGGCTTATTCCATGATGTTAATACAAAAATTTAAGCAGCTATATGAAGCAAGTTGCAAACTACATAAGATAGGTTATTATGAAAAATGGCCAGCCGAGTATTACGATGAAGTCGTAAAAACAAGGCAAGACGAATACGAACGTATATTTAAAAAGGAGAAAACATCATGATGAAGAAAAAGAATGTTGTTAAGATGAGAGGCGGCGGCAAAGCCAAAAAGAAGAGCGTTGTTAAGAAGCGTGGCGGTGGCGGCATGAAAAAGAAAAATGTCGTTAAAAAACGTGGCGGCGGTATGATGCAGAAAATGCGTGGCGGCGGAGCTGCAAACCCTCATAAAGCAAGAAGAGGCATGTAATGGCTACCTCGGGAACCACTACTTTCAATCTTAGTTTTGATAGAATTATTGAACGAGCATATGCACGTTGTGGTAAGTCTTTAAGAACTGGTTATGAATTACAAGCAGCAAGAGACAATCTCAATTTGCTTTTTTCAGAGTGGGGTAACCGAGGTATTCATCTTTGGAAAGTAAAAAACCACACACAAAATTTAACTGCAAGCACCACTACTTATACTGCTCCTAGCGATGCATCTGATGTTTTAGAATTAGTGTTTAGAAAAATAGATGGTAGCACAACTACCGACACAAGCATGACAAAAATATCAAGATCGGAGTATGAAAATATACCTAACAAGTTTTCTACAGGAACACCTAGTCAATATTATGTAAGAAGAAATCGAGCTAATGTAGAAATTAATTTGTATCAAACACCAGATACAACTGACACACAGATAAATTATTTTTATGTTGGTCGTATTCAAGATGTTGGAGATTATACAAATGATCCTGATGCACCTTTTAGATTTTTACCGTGCACCGTTTCAGGACTTGCATATTATATTGGTCAAGAAGTTGCACCAGAGAGATCACAAGAATTAGAAAGAAGATATGAAGCAGAATTACAAAGAGCGTTGACTGAAGATAGTCAATCAACTTCTGTAAATATTGTGCCTCGTAGTTTCTATGTAGGTTAATATGACCTTTGCAAATGGTAATCGTTCATTAGCTCTATGTGATAGATGTGGTCAGCAATACAAATATTTACAATTAAGACAAGAGTGGAATGGACTTTTTACATGTCCAGAGTGTTTTGAACCCAAACATCCACAACTAGATCCACCATATCATCCTGCTGATCCAATAGCACTTAGAGATCCTAGACCTGCAAGACAAGAACCAGTTGTTGTCAATGTAGGAGGACCAGTAGATTCAGCGTTTGAATCAGATGGTATGCAACCAGCTACTGAAATCAGAGAGTTGATTATGGGTGCAAGTGTTGGTACAGTAAGCGTGGTGATATCATGAATTATTCTGAACTTTTAGATAATGTAAGAAACTATACAGAGGTGACATCTGATGTCTTATCTAACTCTGTAATTAATGTTTTTCTTACAAATATTGAAAATCAAATTGATAGACTTATAGACACTGACGCACAAAGGAGATACGCAACATCCACATTTGAAGCTAACAACAGTTTTTTAGATGTTTCAGGGCCAGAAGGTGGATTTAGATTCGCAAGAGGTTTACAAATACATGGTTCTGATGGGACTATATCTTGGATGGAGCAAAGAGATGCTACCTTTATAGATGAATATGCAAAAGAAAGATCTACAACAGATAGTGATTTTACAGGCCAGCCTAAATATTGGGCTAATTGGGATGCAACAACATTAATTGTAGCTCCTACCCCCAACACTGCTTACACAGTGGAAATGTGGTATGACGAGACACCAGAGCGTTTAGGTAATGGTTCTGGAACAACATCTACTACAACTTTTGTTTCAAACAATGCACCAGAGGTTTTATTGTATGGAGTCTTATCTGAAACTTTTTCATACTTGAAAAACATTCAAGATATGCAATTATACACCCAGAAGTTCCAAACCGCTTTACAAGCTTTTGCTAATGAGCAGATGGGACGTAAACGAAGAGATGAGTATGTAGATGGAGTGTTAAGAGTACCACTTCCCTCTGCAGACCCTAAAGCCTAAGGAGGGCATAAAACATGGCAATAAACCAAGCAGTCTGTGCTTCCTTTAAACAGCAGTTGCTTCAAGGGGATCATGACATTGATAATGACACTATCAATCTTGCCCTTTATACAGATTCTGCAACTTTAAATGGAAACACAACAGCCTACTCAGCAACCAATGAAGTAGGTAATTCAGGAACATATGCAGCAGGTGGTGCAACCTTAACAGGCGCTACTGTTGGATTAACAGCAACTAGCGTTACAGCGTCAACAGCATTCGTTGATTTTGCAAACGCAAGTTTTACATCAGCAACAATTTCTGCACAAGCAGCTTTGATTTATAATAGATCATCAAGTGCTACTAATGCAGCTATCGCAGTTCTTGATTTTGGAAGTGTAAAGACATCAACAAACGGTACATTCACAATCGCATTCCCAACTAACGATAAAGACAGTGCTATATTAAGACTATCTTAATATAAGGAGTCATTACCATGGCAGATGCTTGGAATGAGGGCACGTGGGGACAAGGCTTTTGGGGCCAACAAAGTTCGATCACAGTATCTCTTACTGGGTTATCGACTACAGCAGCTATTGGCACAGAAACTGTTGAAGCTGACTGCTTAGTCACACTTGGATCATTACAAGTATCTTCTGCTTTAGGTACAGCAGTAGCTGAACAAGAATCTATCTTTTCTTTAACAGGTGTTTCATCATCATTTAATTTAGGAACTGTAAGTATTGAAGAAGGAGCAGGAGTCACTCTTGCAAGTTTAACAACATCATTTGCTACAGGAACTGAAGCCGCATCAGGAACAGTTGATGCAGGTTGGGGAAGAAACACTTGGGGATCTTTTGCTTGGAATGAAAACATAACACAAGAGGTCAGCGTCACAGGAGTGACCATGGCCACAACTCTAGGCACTACAACTCAAGAGGTTGGAACAGGTGTCATAGTTTCAGTAACTGGTCTTGGAATGACCGGTACATTAGGCACCACATCACAAACAGGAACGGCAGTAGAAACTTTAGATAGTCTTTCAGTTGGTGTCGCTCTTTCAGGAGCAACGGTATCTGGTGAGGGTAGTGTTGCAGTTATAGCACCGTCTGATCAATTAGATTTTGCTATAGGAACTCCTGTCATTGATATCTTTACACAAGTAGATCCGACAGCGGTCACTATGACTTCAGCTCTTGGAACTGCTGTAGCAGAGGCCGATGCTTTAGTTACTCTTAGTAGCTTATCATCATCGTTTGCCACAGGAACAGAAACAGTTGAAGTAGGAACTGGTGTAATTGTAAGTGTTTCTACGGTTGCAATGAGCTTTGCCACAGGCACAGAAACTGTTGAAGCCGGATCTATAGTTAATGTAACAGGACTTGACTTATCAATAGTAACA